GGCATTTCATGAAGTATCGACTGCTATATGTTACAATGAGATTCTGGATGAGTTAGACATATACAGATCGAGGGTGACAGAGGATGAGAATGCTGTTTCTGGTTTGAGTCCAAATTTAGCAAATGCAATGGTTGCTTCAGAAACAGCTGCACTGGATTACATTCTGTCAGAGAATTTTGTAACTGAAGAGACAGAGTATAACCTGACACTTGCCAAAATTGAATCGAAAAGGTATTGCGGAAGTATGACCTACATCATGGGCTCAGTGCTATACAATTCAGATGTCCCTGATGCAGTGCTTGACAATGTCTACCATAAATTATCATTCGGACCAATTGAGGCATGCACAATGAGAGGGAGTATGGACAAGGGACCAGCAGTTGAGTCCGGACAGGGAATCAGAGCAGCATCATCAATACTTGAGGAAATCATTCGCTGTTACAACCTAGATCCTAAATCAGTTAATAAATCAGTTCTGGGTGCTGCTAACCTTTTTGATCAGATGTCTGCTGACACAAAGTCTTTTTCCATATTTATGTTTGTATTGATGCAATTCTGTCTAGTCACTGATTCATATAGGTACAGGCTTACAGATAAGGATCAGAAAGGCCATAGGGAAATCAGTGTGCTTAATGTTGTCTTCAGGATGGGCGGACTCTTTGTTGAAACCATAGCCAGAGAGTTATCTAGTGTTGTAGGTGATACTGATGTGGTTCACAAACCAAACAAGGACAAGATTGTGGAAGATGCTATAAAAGATGCATTCAAAGAAGCTTCGACAGAGGCTGGCTCGTGCTGTTTTGACAACTCAGACCAAAAGAGATGGGGACCCAATCACAACATGAATTTCTTTTCCTATATGCTAATGCCATTGCTTAAGAAAGAGCCAGGGCTTATGAGAATGGTGATCAAAGTGTTTGACAAAACATTTGACAAAAAAGCAAAATTTCCTGAACCACTTATCAATTTGATCCTAACTAAGAAAATCAGACACTCAAACTCAGAGCCAGTGCAAAAGTTTATTGATAGGTGTGCGTCAAAGATGGACAACAAAATATTTGAAGAGACACTGGCAATGGGAATGTGTCAAGGAATCTATCATGATACTTCATCAGTGGCCCATGCATTTAAAGCAAAGTCAGTCATTCATGTTGTGAACTTAATAGACTCATCAATTAGATATCACTCATTCACAACCTCTGATGACGCAGAAGGGATAATTAGGTTCCCAAAAGGAGTGGATGTCATTGAGCAAGTGAAAATGGCACACTGTGTGGGTCTGCGAGTTGGGAATTTGTTCAATATTGTGAGGAGTAACCCTAAGTCAGCCTTTAATTTTCACATAGCAGAATTAAACTCAAATTTCTATAAGAAAGGGAGAATGGCAACGCCTAGCTTGAAGCAAAGGATATCAAAATTGGATGTAGGAAACGGAATAAATCATGTAGAAGATTTCTTAACAATAATGTCATCATCTGCAAATTACTTAGCATCAGGCGGGTCTTATATGGGAACTTACATAATAACAATAATGAATTTTGTAATGCACACAGAACAGTGGTTGAGATGGGATTTTGCAAAGTCTGACAATTACTATAAGCCAGTGGAATTGGGTGGCTTTCCTGTCATAGAACCCATAAGCACAATAATTTCTGGTGGCATTTCCAATTTGTATCTCAGATCCAGTCACATTCTATCACCTGAACACTATTCAAGACTAGTTACCAATACACTACTGTGTCCCCCTGAGAGAATAGCCTTATCTGAGTTTGCTAGGTCTGGATCTGACAAGGTAAAAGCATCCTATGCCACAGACAATGTGACTATCTTTAAGGGCACTGGACCATTTGGGTTATTCCAGACAGTTAGGACAGACAGAAAGTTATCTGTGTTTGAAAGGAGACATGGAATCTCAAAGTGGATCATACCTGAAGAATTTGTGAACATAGATAGGAAGTCATCAATTGGACCCGATTTCCTATTCACCATCTTTCGGAATACCAGTGTGAACACTCTTGACACAAGCCTTGGGGTTAATAGTTTCTATATCAGAATGGCTGAACCATGGGTATCGTATGACAGAAACTGCTTCATTGTGTCAGAGAATTCCCCAATGGCTCCCACTCTCGGTGGTGCAGGCAGCAAGATTTCCCATAGGATGATCAGAGATAAGTTCATTTCCCTTAACCTTGCAGCTGCCTCAGTGGAACTTGAAATAGCATTCAGAAGGTGTGTCAAACATGCAGAGTTTGAGGTTATGGAAACTCAATTGACAGTCAGATTGACAGACGCAAAGTCACTCATGGAGTTTTTGAGAGAGCAAGAGGCAGAGAGTTTCAGATCATCTGTGACGTCACCTTCCATTCAGACTATCACTTTGAGAGG